AATGGGTGATGGTTCTATGGTGAATAACATTAGAGAAGTGAGAATGAAAGGTGCTCCTTCTATGACTTGGGGTTATATTGATGGTACTCGTCACCACTTAGGTTTTGCTAAGTCTCAAGGTATGAGTTCAGCTAACAAATTCCCAGGATATGAAATTTGGATGAAAGACAGATGTGATGTTTTCATTGAAGATTTGTCAAGAACTGTGTTGATCGAGGAAATCCCACAATTCTAATAATAACAGTAGACGTACAGCTTCCCATTATAGAACAGCTTACATCTCTTTTTTCCGAGAAGAATCCCCTCACCTCCTCTCCCTCCTAGAGGGGAAGCTTCTCAAATAGAGTGTTTGAAATAGATAGTATCTAGGTTCAGGTTTCTTCGGTGAAACCACTCTACTAAATTAAACCAAATAAATTAAATTAACTACATTATGGGTAAGACTGGAAAAATCTCTACGATCAAACGTGAGTATAATAGTTCGCAATTGCAGACAATGGATAGTGGACTAGCACAAAAAGGAATGACAAGAATCCCTGGAACAGGTGTATTCAAATATCCTTACAAAGAATTAGATGGTAAGTACAGAACAGGATTAGATCCTACTGCTTCATACATCAGAAGAATTTCAGATCCTCTAGAAAAAGAGTTAGAAATCGAGAGAGTTACTAAGCTTAAAGAAAAACTTGAGTATGAGTTAGGAGATATTGATTTAGGACCTCGTTCACAATTCTGGAACTATGGACTTTCAACTTCTACAGATGATCAGACTCACGTACAATCTGTTAAATTAATGGATGGTGATAACTTCTTTGATCTATCAGTTCCTTTTCAAGAGATAGCCTTTTCATGGTTGAGAGTACATCCAACAATTGCATCAAGTCACCAAGCTTGGGAAAGAGGTGAATATCCAGCAGAGACACAGTTCTATGTTGTAGATGATGAAATTGAGAATGCAGTTATATACAAGAAAAAACAATTGATTAACAAAGCAATCGTTATGTTTGATTCAATGACTCCTGAAAAGAAAAAGAAAGTTGCAAGACTTTTAGGACTTCCAGTAACAGAAGAAACCAAAGAAGAAGTTGTTTACAATCAAGTAGATAACGTATTGAAACAAACAGAATTTAAGAATGGAAAATATTCAGGATTAAATCCAGTTGAAGTGTTCAATAGATTTGCTACAATGAAAGATGACTTACTCCATATTAAAGATTTAGTTAAACAAGCAACAGCACATTCAGTATATAGAATCAAACCTAATGGTAAGATATATGAAGGTGAATATGAAGTGGCAAAAGATGAAGATGACTTAGTTAGATTCTTAGCTGATGATGATAACCAAGATGAGTTGTTGATATTAGAAGGTAAATTAAAAACTAAAAAACTAGCTGCTATATAATGGATGAAGATATATTAAAAAATCATTTTGAAGAGCAAGGATTAGTTTCTTTAGAAGATATAGATAAATTAGTAAAACCTTTAACTAAAATTAAAAATGTATCATTTGACGAAGATGGTAAATTTATAGATGATACATTAATAGATTTTTTAAAAGAATAATAATATGATACCAGTAGATAGTTTATTATACAAAGTAGACCAAAGACTAAATAAACTATCAACTAATGAGCACCAACAGATTCAATTAGAAGACAAGATATTAGCTTTGAATGAGGCTCAGATTAAGTTGATAAAACAAAAGATTGATGGTATAAGTGTTACTAGTGGATTAGGAATGGATTCTTTTAAAAAGCGTTACGAAGATTTACAAAGCTTAGTAATGAATTATAATCACCAACCTTTAACATTAACATTAAAAGATCGTGATTTAAATCAATGGGCTGCTAACATTCATTTACTTGAACCTAAGTATATGTTTTATGTTGACAGTTATGCATTAGCTGATAAAGGTAGATGTAAAGATAGAAAGATATGGATTAACCGAGATCTTGCTAAACATGGTGATCTTCAATTTATATTAAACAATGAGCATTACAAACCTTCATTTGAATACCAAGAAACATTTAACTTCTTAGCATCGGATGAAATCTCAATTTTTACTGATGGTACCTTTACCCCTAAGAATCTACAAATAATGTATATGAGATATCCTCTTTATATTAATAAAACAGGATATATAATGTTAGATGGTAATCCATCATTTGATCAAGACTGTGAGCTTGAAACATACTTAGAAGATGAACTTCTAGATCTTACAGTTCAGAATTTAGCAATGTATACTGAAAACTCTGCTGCAGTACAAAGTGCACAGTTCAGAATACAAACAAACGAATAAACTATTAATTTAAATAAATAAACAATGGCTGATTTTTCATTAACCACGTTATTCGTGGTTCCAGTAGGGCAAGCAACGATCCCTAGCTCTGGTACGAGTTCAACACAAGACCTTACTGCAGGTATTGTGGGCATTTTTAGCAACAACTATGTTCCTGTTAATTCAGGTACAATTGCTGCTTCTCCTTATTTCTACATTGCACAAGGAAGAGAAAACACTTACCTTCAAGGTTCTAAAAGATCTGATAAGATATCAGGTAAAAACAATGCTGGTACAGGAAGTAATGTAACTGAATGGTACAAAGTAACAGGATGTCCAACTGCGGCAAACCAAATTACTGATGTAACTAACTTCTCTGCACAATGTGGTGATACAATCACACTTACACTTCGTGCTGACAGTTCTTACCTTAGAACTCTTTATTTCAACGGATTTACACGTTCAGTAACTATTCAAGCACCTTGTTGTGATTGTGGTGATGATCCATGTGTTGATGTTGATGTAAATGATTTGATTAATCAATTCATTGCAAAATTAACTGCACAAGCTCCTGGTATCAATCCTGACAACATTAGCTTGAACAACTTCTACACATTTGAAAATTTTGATGGAACTACTCTGCGTATTACAGGAAAACCTTTAACTCAATATGGACAACCATGTGATGTTGCTGCGTTCCCTTTTGAATATGACAGAATGACTTTCAGAACTTTTGTATATGCTGGTCCAGCTACCACTGCTGACTTTATTGTTGCTGATTCTTGTAACATTGTTGCTGATGCTGTTATCACACAACGTTCTTCTTATGCTTCAGGACAAGCTGCAGAATTTATTCAATTGGAGAAAAACTTCTATAGCTACCAAGCTGGTTACTTGAAACACCTTTACAGAATGAACGGTTACAATGAGAACTTTGAGTCTTATGTTTCTGCTGGTAAAACTTACAATAGCTACTATATCAAATTCAATGAGTATGATAAGTCTGCTTACCAATGGGGTGATTATATCATGGAAGATAGTACAGTAATTCTTGCAATTCCTCAAGGTGGTTCTAATCTTAGTGCTGGTTTTGAAGCTATTTTAGTAGCTGCTTTAGGAGCTGTTACAGATGATAATGATTGTGTAATCACAACCACTACTACATCAACTGCTGCTCCTAGTACAACAACAACATCTTCTACTAACATTCCTTAAGGATAAGTAGAGAATAATAAATTCCTAGTATCAAGGGGAGATGAGTTAACAAACGCTCTCTCCCCTTTTTATTAACCTTCAAAAACAAACTCATGGCAGATTTAAAATTAGACATACTTGTAGTACCTACATATAGTACATTAACACTTGGAGTGATGGACGCTTCAACCTATCCAACAGATCCACCAGATGTTGAAAGTGCAAGTATGAAAATAACTATTCCTGGATTTGGAGAAGCTCCATTATTACCGTTTGATGTAAATTCATTTAATTTATATAACTCTGGTAATCTTGGTATTACTGAAGTGGGTATTGATCAACCTCTACCTGATGGAATATACAGATTAAGATATTCTGTAGCACCTGCATATTTGAACTTTGTAGAAAGAACAATAATGCGTACAGAAAGAATACAAGAGAAGTTTGATAGAGCTTTTCTTCAATTAGATTTAATGGAATGCGATGGTGCAATTAAAACACAATCTAGTGTTACATTAAACACAATCAATTTCTTCATACAAGGAGCAATTGCTGCAGGAAATAACTGTGCAGAACATGAAGCAAATAAGTTATATAAACAAGCAGATAACATGTTAAATAGTTTTCTAAAATCTAACTGTGGTTGTTCAGGTAACAACTACCAAATAAACTTTAATTAATTATGGCACAATGTTCAAATTGTCAAGCAAATGTGGGGTGTGGATGTCAATTAAAAAATGGACTATGTGCTACGTGCGCAGCTAAAAAATAATAAATATGTTAACACCTAGATTAACTAATTGTCCTGAATGTGCAGACATTCCTAATTTATTAAAAAAGATAGATTGTAAGTTAGCAGAATATGCTAATGGTCTATACAACAATGTTGTATTTATGTTGAATCAAGTTGTTCCTGCAAGAGCAATGATTCAACTTTTGGCGTATAAAAGAATCCTTACATACAAACAATGTAATCCTGATTATTTAAGTGATTTCTGTATGGATAAGATTACAAGTAAGGTGATAAGACTAACATCAGGTTGTGACATAAAACCTATTTTTACACCAACTCCTACAACATCAACAACATCAACATCTACCACTTGTCAACCACCAACAACCACAACAACTACTACTATATGTGAAAGACCAGAAGGTTTAACTAATGGTAAGTTAATTAAAGCTTATAGAATTTATGAAGATCCTCTATCTTACTTTTATTCGGTAAGTCTTGTGGCTGCTATTGGAGCATTTCAAATTTTTCGTACAGAAACTGGTACTCAAACAGTAGACGATCATGTTCAATATTCTTCATTAACTGTTGGAGAAATAATCTATGCTCTTTGGGATAATACCAATTGTGAAGTAGTTGAAGATGGATATTATTGGTTCCAATCAAACACTGATAATTCACTAACATATTTTAATAGCGTTACTCAAATAAATGTTGTTACAGTAGTGGGTGGAGAAATAACAGCAATCACTCCATATACTTGGATTCCATAAAATATATAATTTTTTGGTTTAATTAATAAAATAAATATAATATGTTCAATTGTAATAATTGTTTTAACGGATGCACTGAAACTATTTCAGATCAGTGTGTCAAATATACAGGAATAGATGTTCCTACATTAGGTATTCAAACTGGTGATCCTTTACCAGTTATAGAAAATGCTTTAATAACATTTCTTACATCAACATTAACTGGTGTAGGAGTGAAGATAGATCTTGGTGATATAGATGTATGTACAGTGGTACAAAAATATCTTCCTACATGTGGAGAGCTAAATATATTAGAACTATCAAAAGCACTTGTACAAGCTTCTTGTGATATACAAGAACAAGTAGATGCTATTATAGCAGAACTTACTATACTAAATGCTAATTATACAATTGGATGTTTAACAGGAGTGACAAGCTCTTCAGATACACATGCTATTGTACAAGCAGTTATAACAAAACTTTGTACCATTGATACTAATCTAACAGCATTAACTACTGAAGTACATGAGCAATATGTTACAAAAGATGAACTATGTGCATCAGTTACGGAATGTATAAATGGAAGTTCTACATCATTAGCTAGTAATAAAATGCTTCCTTATTCTCCTGTTCCTTATTATGGAGATATAACAGGATTTGATGCATCTGGTGTAGGATCTGGTTATTGGGCTAGAGTGTTTATGTGTAACGGACAAAATAATACACCAGATTTAAGAGGAAGAGTTGCTGTAGGTGCTACAAATACACCTTGTGCATTTTCTTGTACACCAGCTACAATACCTAATAGTACTGGTAATCCTACATATAATAAAGGAGATATACGAGGAGATAATACTACTACATTAGGAATTACACAAATACCTAGTCATAGTCATGCTAACACTATTAGTGTAAGTTTAACAGACCCAGGGCATACACATACATTTACACATGAAAGTACTTCTGCTAATACTGGTGCTGGAATAGCAGGAGGTGCAACAACACCTGCATATACAACAACTACAAGTAGTGCTGTTACAGGAATTACATTGAGTTCTTCAATTACTAATGCAGTTATTGGAGGAAATAGTTGGCACTCAAATGTTCAACCAGGACTTGCAGTTTATTACATAATGTATATCCCAGCATAATAATATATGTCTTACCCACCTACTCCACAAAGAAAAGCTTGCGACTGTAGTGATCCTTGTATCTCTACAGATGATGTTTACTATGCTGGTCCCAATCTTCCAAACTCAGGAATCAATACTAATAACTTATTAACAGTAGTTATTGAGAAGCTAGATGCTATCTATGCTATTCCTACATTACAGAGAGTGACAGAGATGGGTAATTACACCACTCTACCAATTATTGCAGATTCATTTGTAAAGATTGGTGGAGATGGTACTAATATTTTATTGGATGATGGTACAGTGTTACCTATAGGAGATTTACCTATACCTCCAGCTCCTGGGCTACAACAAGTATTAGATGTTGATACTTATGCAGAAGTAGATGGTGGTGATAGTTATGCTGATATTCTTGGTGGAAACCCTAATAATAGGTGGCATGATTTTACTATATCAAATGGTTTAAGTGGTATTGATTATCAAAGTACTAGTATAGTTTCTGATTCTGATAATGCGTCTTTAATAAGTGTAAATGGTAATGAAACTGCAAGAATTAAAGCAACTGGAGGAAATGTAGAATTGCATAGACAAGCAAATGAAATTGGTAAAAAAACAGTAGTAACTTTTACTAGGCCTACACAAGATACTACATTAGATTTTCCTGCAAAATCTGTAGCAGGGACATACACAATAGCTACACTAGATGATATAATTGCACCTGCCTTAGTCTTTTTAGATGAAGGAAATGGAAATGGTATTGTGAGAGCAGATAGAGATCCTGCGCATTTTGGTAATATAGGATTAGATGCACTTGATTTAAGTACTTGGGATCCTGATGCACCTAATACTGGAGATTATGGAGCAATGGCAGAAGCTTCTTTTGTTTTAGGTTATGCCAATAAAGCAATTTCAGGTTACGGAACTTTTATCAATGGTTCTTTATGTTCTTCCAATGAAGATTATTTAAGTTTTATAAGTGGTTTTTATCATACTCAAACAGGATTAACTTATTCTAATTCTTTAATGGGGCAATTGCATTCTATTACTGGGGGTGCTAATGCTACTATAGTGGGACAATGTGCTAATGTTGTTACTAATGATCCTACGGATGTAAATAATGGTGGTAACACTATGTTTGCTGTTGGTAATGGTAGAGCACAAGGAGATGGAACATTACAGTCAAGAAGTACTGCATTTCAAGTGTATAAAGATGGTAGAATAATTGCTCCCACTTTAACCACTACTCTTATAACAGCAGAAGCAACAGGTAAAATATTAGTAACTAAAGAATATTTAACTAGTGTTATTAGTGGAGGAACAGTTACATCTATAGGTGTATCATCTCCATTAGTTAGTAGTACAGGAGGAGCTATAACATCATCTGGAACTATATCACTACCACAAGCAACAACAAGTGTTAGTGGATACTTGACATCTACTGATTGGAATACATTTAATGGAAAAGCAAATGTAAACTCGCAAACATTTACAGGTACACCATCACTTCCTACTGGAACTATAGGTGTGACGCAGACTGCTGGAACAAATAATACAACACTGGCTACAACTGCTTTTGCTACTACAGCGTTAAATGGTAAGATGAATAACCCATCCTTAACAGCTTCTTATATACCTAAGGCATTAACAGCCACTACTATTGGGAATAGCAGAATAGTAGATACAGATACTTACTTAGGTATTGGAACAGTTAATACACCTACAAAAGATATAACATTAGGTAATCAAGCAAATAGAGAAATAGGTATTGAAGAAAGTACAAATATTGTTGTTGGTAGAGATTTAGCTATTAATGCTGGTCGTACAGTTAATTATGTACCATCAACAGGATTTATAAGATTAAATTTATTGAAAGTTCAATATTATGGAGCAGACTCTTTGTCTAATGGCGATATTTTAATTACAGGAAATGGTAATATTGTGTACAAGTTAGTATCAGGTTCACCTCCTTTTGTAAATTATGGAATTGCACCAGGCGGAGGAAGGATTAGCATACATCCCACAAATGATAATATAATATATGCAACAGGTAATGGTACTAATGTTCCAATTTATATTAGTACAAATGGAGGTGTAAGTTTTTCAGCAATTTCTGGTATAACATCAAGAAATTATATTTATGTAAAAATTATGCCAAACGGTGATGCTTATGCTACAGTATCTGGTAGTAATGATATTTACAAAAGAACTGGTGGTACAGGTGATTTTATTGCTATGGGGTTTACAGCAAGATCATATACATATATAATAAGCACACCATCAGGAGATGCTTACTTTCCAGTTGAAGGCGATGATATTTATAAAATAAATTCGGGAACGAGTGTTTTAACTGCATTAGGTCAAACATTTAGAAGTTGGGCTAATGGTTATTTTTTAAATGGAGATTTGTATATAGCTGTTGGTGGAACTTCTTATAAACAAACAGGTTTAGCAGGAAACTTTGTTTTAAATACATTGTTTACTTATCCTGTAAATCCTATTGGCGTTCTTTGGAACGTCACAGTTTCAAAAACAACAAACAACGTTTATGTTCCAGCTTATGATAGCGATGTATGGGTACAATACAATAATGGTGAAGGAACATCAAATTTAAGTGGAGGAACACTAAAACTAAACTCAGGAACAGGTAAGGGAACAGGGGCAAGTGACATAGAGATGTGGACAGGTCAGGTGTTGACATCTGGTACTACCATGCAGACTGCAACACTAAGAGCCAAGATAGACAATACAGGACTAATGACATTACCTAGTGTTACAAATGCTTTGATTGAAGCAGACACTACTGGTAAGGCTGTAGTGACTAAGGAGTATGTAAACAATAGACTCGTAGTTGAAACAACATCAGGATACACACTAACAAACACAGACAGTGGAGGAATAGTTATATTCAAGACAACAGCTGCTCAGACACTAACAATACCAACAGGACTAGCTGATGGGTTTGAGTGTACGTTTGTGACATTATCTGGTGTGACACTTACAGTTGTATCAACTGGTAACACACTGAATAATGCAACAAGCACAACGATGCTTCCGCAACTAAGTTTCACACTTAAGAGGATGCTAGCTACAAACACATATATAGCAACAGGAAACCTATGAACAATGTAGCCTTTCAGATATATGGTTCGAAGAGGTCTGGAATATTCCAATCCACTTGGAAGACAGATAACGCTGGAACTTCTGCGTCAAATCAAATAGAGCTTCCGTTACTATCAGGTGGTACGTATAACTTCTGGATAGACTGGGGTGATGGAAGCACAACAAATGTTACGTCCTACTCTCAAAGAACTCATACCTACGCATCAGCTGGAACATATACTATTAGAGCAACAGGAACAGTAGGAATATGGCGGTTTGCTAATGGGGGTGATAAGTTAAAGATACTTACTATTTCTAGTTGGGGTAAGTTAATTTTAGGAGTGGGTACTTTCTATGGTTGTTCTAATTTAACTCTATCTGGAATAACTGATGTGCCTGATTTATCGACTGTAACTAGTTTTCAATCAACATTTCAAGGTTGTTCCAATATTACTACTGTTGGTAGAATAAATGAGTGGAATACATCTACTATTACCAGTGCAATTCAAATGTTTTATGGCTGTACATTATTCAATAGTAATATTAGTAACTGGAATGTAAGCAACATAACTGCATTTAATCAAATGTTCTTTGTAGCTGGAGCATTTAACAATGGTTATTCCTATGGAGTAGTAAATACACTGCCTTGGGTAACTACAAATGCAATAACTTTTAATCAAATGTTTACTGGTGCATTAGCATTTAATTCTAACATATCTACATTCAATGTAAGCAAAGTAACTAATTTTACTCAGATGTTCCTAAATGCTAATTCATTTAATAATGGATACGCATCAGGAGTTGCTAATCAATTACCTTGGACTATAAACACTACATCATCAGTTGATATGTCTAATCTATTTGCCAATGCATTAGCCTTCAACTCCAACCTAGGAACAGGAACAACACCATGGAATGTAAGTAAGGTGACAACATTTTCAAATATGTTCAGTGGAGCATCTAACTTTAACAATGGAAGTGATACAGCTCCTATTAATAATTGGGCTATAAACACTGTGTCTAGTGTTAGTATGGCAAGTATGTTTAATAGTACTAATTATTTCAATAGACCTATTGATAACTGGAATATGACTAAAGTAAATAATACATCAGGTATGTTTGCTTATACTAGAGCATTTAATCAATCATTATCAAATTGGGAAAGAGTTGGTTCTACAATGGCTAATATAATAGACATGAGTCTTATGTTTGGAGGTAATATTTTAGTGTTTAATCAGGATATTAGCAACTGGAATGTATCTGGAGTAACTAATTTTAGTAGTATGTTTTCTTCTAATACTTTATTTAATAATGGTAGTAATACAAATACAAACCTAATAACTGGTAGAACTGGAATTGATGGGTGGAACATTAATACTTCTTCATTTGTTAATATGTCTAGTATGTTTTCAGGTGGCGGTGGAGATTCTTATGTTACATTTAATAGACCAATAGGAAACTGGAATACTAGTAAGGTTAATAATATGAGTTACATGTTTTCTAAATCAGGAAATGGTAATCATGCATTCAATCAATATATAGGAGACTGGGATACTAGCAGTGTAACAGATATGTCCTATATGTTTCAAGCTAATCAAGGTGATGGTTCAACAAGTAAATTTAATAAAGAGATTAGTAAATGGGATGTATCAAAAGTTACTAATTTTTCATATATGCTTTCCGCCAGACAATTTACTAATGGAGACAACAATCAACAGAATCCAATAACTTCAAGAATTGGTATAAATGGTTGGAATATAAACACCACCGCAACATCAGTAAATATGACAAGTATGTTCCAGAATGCTTTTGCCTTTAACCAAGATATTAGTTCTTGGAATGTGAGTAAGGTGACTAACTTCGGGAATTTAATGTTAGGAAAAACAAATCTAAATTTCTCATCAACTAACCTAGATGCAATATACAACGGATGGATAGTAAACGGAGTTCAACCAAATATAAACATAAGTTTTGGAACAGCTAAATACACAGCAGCAGGAGTAGCAGGAAGATTAACACTAACATCAGCACCAAATAATTGGATAATACAAGACGGAGGACTATGATAAAAATAAAAAAATACCAGATTGAGGACTAACAATAAAAATCAAATAAAATGACAGTATTAATAACATTAACAACAGCAGGTGCAGATACAGGACCTTTTAATTTATTTTCAGATGCTAATGGATATACAACAGCATTTAATGCAACACCAGTAAGTAAAGCAGAACTATTGGCTGGTTATCCATCTGATACAGTTCCTGATGCTACTACAATTATAAAAGTAGTATCTTTAGGAGATTGTGTAAATTCTTTGTATATAACATTATCAGGTGTAACCACTACAACTACTAGTACTACAGTAGCAGCTACTTATTGTACTAGTTGGACAGCAGCAAATGAAGGAAACATAAAAATGTCTACTCAAGGATATATTGATTTCACAGCAATATTAGCTGGAAGAACTATAGAGCCTGGACCTTTATCTGTAGGAACAATTGTTGGATATATAGTTGCTGGTGTTGGAACATTTACTTGTTCTATTCCTATGACATTTACTACATCTCAAGCAGAATGGGATACAAACACACTTCCTGTAGTTACAGATAAAGTGTTGACTTCTTTGATATATAATGTTGAAGTGGTGTTTAATAATTCTGATGAGTATTCAATAGTTGCTGGACAAACGAATGCAGTTGTAATTCCTGGACAATTAACTTCAGAATATAACGACTGTCCTGTACCTACAACCACTACAACTAGTTCTAGCTCTACCAGTAGTTCAACTACAACTACTACTACAACATTACTACTATAAAAAATCTGAGTTTGTTGGTTTTCTTAGATTTCCTCTCAAGATATTCTTGGGAGGTTTTTGGTTTATAACCTTTTTGATTATAAAGAATAACATATTTGGTTAAATTTATTTGGATAGTATGAAAAGTATTTTTATCTTTACCCTAATTTTAAGTAAACTAAACTAAATATGACTGAGAATCAAGATTTATTATTCAAGTTAGAAGAGTTATTAAGACAGAAGAAAAGTAAAAAATTCTACGCAGAGAGATTAGGAATAAGTGAATATGAAGTGAATGAACTTCTAAAAGAACTTAGAGAGAAAGACGAACCACATATAGAAGTAGTTAAGAACTATATAGAAGAATCACGTAAGGTAAATGTTGAGAAGGGTACAATAGAAAGCACTATCACTAGTGACTTTGATCCAAAGGATGATATTGAACTAGCAGCATTACACAAAATAAATTTAGAAAAATACATCATTACCAACTACTGGTCTAAGATGTTACCAAGTGGAAAGTTTACTTCTTCCATCTTTAGTAAAAAGAAACAAGCCCAAGATTACTCTCCTGAAGACTTTGCTAAGTTTTTAGAAAACTACAAACCAAACAATATAGCTGTTGTTAAACCAGAAACTAATCTTACTAAAGAACATGTAGATGTAGAAATATCTATTTCTGATTTTCATTTAGCTAAGAAACATGTAGATGGAGATAATGATCCTGGAAGTAGAGCATTGAGATATTTCAATGTAGCACAATCTTTGATACTGAAGGTGAGAGCTAATTACAATATAGACACTGTTATCCTGCCTATATCGAATGATTTCTTCCACACTGATAACTATCAACACCAAACTACAAATGGTACCCCACAGGACACTATAATAGATTATGCAGATGAATATGAACTAGGCTTTGCAGTTCTTGTAGATACAATCAATATGTTGAGACAGAATGCAAATGATGTGAAGGTGGTACTTGTACAAGGTAATCATGACAGAACTAAATCATTCTACTTAGCACATGCACTAGATGTGTATTTCAAAGACTACTTTGATGTAGATTTTGATAGAGCACATACTACAATAAAAGGACTTACTATTGGTAATACATTCATAGGATGGCACCATGGTAATTGCAAACTAGATGATCTTCCTTTATTATTTGCAACACATCCTCAATATAGCCAAGCATTTGGTAATGCTAAATATAGAGAAGTTCATACAGGTGATAAACATCACTATATGGCTAAAGAACTTAAAGGAGTAAGAATACAACAAATGCCTAGCTTATCTGGAACAGATAGATGGCACCTAGATAATAATTTTGTCCACTCAGTTAGAGCTGCATTAGCTCTTGTATATGACCCAATTGTAGGGAAGATCTGTGAGTTCGAAGAAAGAATATAAATTATGGCAACATTAAGAAAATTAGTATCAGATGTTAGAAGTGTCCACAAGATACTTTCTACAGACTCATTGATAACAGATAGAGCAATT